CCAGCATTGGCGGTGTCGGCACGGTTCTGCCGTAGCCACAACCCGCCCTCCACAAACCGGATGTCCGATGGAACATTGTTCCTGATCACGGCTTCTGTTGACAACATGGCGTCGGAGGGCTGGACATTCCACCACATCGGGGACAGGATTACTATCTCAGCATTGGGTACACGGGTGCGGATCGCCCCGATGGTTTCCGTCACACCATTAGCAATCTGCGAGACAGTGAACGAGGTGTCGTTGATGCCGCCGCACACGATGACCCTGTCGGTGTCGAGGGGAATGTTTGCGGCCTGTGACGCGAAACGCGACGCACCACCAACACCCTCATTCACGTAGCCTGACGATGACACGGCGTGGTTGGATTCAACAAACCCCGAATAACCGGCATATCGTGACGTCCACCTGTTCGCCAGGGTGGACGGGCCAACACCTGACGCATACGAGTCGCCAAGGAACGCGGTTTTTCCGCCACGTACTTTGGCCCGCCTGTCAGGGCTGAGCCCGTCAACCACGTTCTGTTTCGTGGGGTACAGGAGTGTTGCGGAGGCTTTGGTGAGGTTGGCTGACTGATCAGCGGACCTGTCTGCTGTTGCGGACGCCTGGGTTTTGTAGGTGGTGCCGGCATCCGTAATGGTCAGGTACGTGGCGGCCGCCGTGGTACTGGACAGTTTGGTTGCCAGGGTGGTGAGCAGGTTGCTGAAGGTGTAGGAGTTTTCCTGAATACGCCATGTGCCACCCGAAACGGGGACGAGTGTGAAAACGGTGCGTGCGTTGGGGGCAGGGTCGAGTTCGAGCGGCCCCGTGATGCCGTCACCCAGTGTGATGGTGCGCCCGCCCGTGGCGTCCTGCAACACGTCAACCATGATGTGTTGGTTGTCCGGCCACACCGGATCAATCTCAAGCAGGTGCGGTGTGGGTGAGAGTGTGATATGTTGCACGGCTTCCGGGCCGACACGGTTATTGATCGCCATAACCGACGCGTTCACCGTGGCAACAAAGGCAGCGAACGCTGTATTGAATTGGCCTTCCTGCACTTCCATGCCCTGATTAAATTCGGTGATGACCCTGTCAAGTTCATCGTTGAATTCGCCGCGCAAATTGTCGTTGATGTACACCCGCAACTTTTCGAGCAGTTGCAGGTGGGACATTCCGTCACGGTAGGTGAACGGCTGAATGTTGTTGAGCGGGCCAATCCTAAAAGGAAAAACCGAGGGCGTTGTTGTACCCATAATTATATGACCTTTCAAAGTAATCGTCTGATGAGTCCCATATTCCCATGAACAGGATTTCAAGCTGTGCAATAACATCCATGTCGGTGTTCACCATTGTTGCACGCCATTCAGCGATAAGAATGGCAGGGTTTCCGTTATAACCGGATGTTTCAGAATCAACACTACCCGTGTTAGCTGTCGTCTGCGTCTCGGCAGTCGAACCGGCCGCTGTGGTGTTGGAAATGATGTCCTGGGCCGCGTCCGCATAATCACCGTTATCCGACAACTGCCCTTGCGGGAACGTGGACGACACCGCACGCGACTTCGCATCGGACGTGCTGTTGGATTCGCCGGAGCCGGTGACGGTGCCGTTCGCCTCCGTACCGGACACTGTTTTGATGGACATTGTTTTGAGCGGGTCAAACTGTTTCTGGGTTGCCACGTACTGCTGGTTCCAGTACGGCATGATCTCATTCATTCGCCGGCGCAACTGCTGACGGAACATGGATATGGTTTCCATACCGATTTCACGGTTCCAAAAATGCTGAATGATCTTACCATTCAACACAACCCGGTGAGCCTCATCAAAAATCGGGTAACTCGTCAACCCAATATCCGTTTCCAATTCAAGGACTTCCCACAACTCCATTGTGTAGGTGGCCATTTACACCACAACCCAATCATTCGCGAGGATGTCAGTCTGACTGGCAAACCAAGGAACGCGGTCACCTGTAACGGTGTTGATGAAAATGTAGGGGAGTGTCATTTTAGAAAACGCGTCAGGGGTTTGTAGTTCAAGCCACTGTCCTGCCCCATTCCATCCTTTTCGTGAAACGAATTTTCCTTTTCGCATGTTTTCAATTGCTTCACTGATGTTCATTAGGAGACTGCTTTCATTACGGGAGTTGCATGCAATTGGCTCTCGGCCTCCGAGCAGGGGATGGTTGTGTCTACCATGTCGTCGAATTTGACGTTGATGTTTAGCCCGAACATTTTGTTGATTTTGTCGGCGGCTGTTTTGCGTGCTTTGAGGTGGATGTTGCGGGAGGCCATGACCTGCTCATCATTGGCGCTGACCTCATCAGTGACCAAGCGTTCTTTCTTGTCCTGATTCGCATTGTTGAGTCCCAACAACCCCATGCATTCGTTCCAGGTTTTGGATTTGGTTTCCAACAGTTTGGGGAGCGTTTCGGGGTGTGCACCAACATCCAGTGCCTGTACCTGTCCGAGGTCGAGGGCTGTGGTGCCCAACACGAACGGGTCGCCTTGCTCAATTTTGCGCATCAGGTTAGACCATGTGAGCCGTTGCGACTCATCCACGGTAATGACCTTTGTGTACCGCAAATTCTTGACGTTCAGTTCGATGGTGCGGTCCAGGTTGGCGAGTTTCATGCTGAACAGGTTCACAATGTCGGTGTCAGGTGTGCGGAGCGCATTACAATAAATCGGCACACACTCATCATCAGACAACACTTCCGATGTGAAAAGCTCACCCATCCCCAGTGTTGTCCACTGGGTGGGGTTGTCATACCAGTTAATGGGTCCGGTGCCGGCAGCACGGGCCAAATAGTACCGGTCATTCGTTTTGGACTGATAAAACAAGGTCACAGCGTTGTAGAAGGTGTTCAGTTCAAGGAACCGCAACACTTCCCCGTCAATCTCTTCAGGCATGTTCTCCCACTTGAAACGGTTAATACACAGCTCCGTCAAATGGCGCTGATACATGCGCTCCGTCAAAACCTGCTGATTCATCACAGAATTACTGTTAGACGACAGCGGACGATCAGGACGGTAATTTGAATACTTCAGGTCAGGCTTGCGACTACGGGCCATTAGAGTGTGACTCCCGTCAGCGGTTGGTTGTCTGCAATATCAATAGTGCCAATATTGGATGGGTTACTCCACACAGTAACACCTTTCTCAAAAATGCCGCGAATGGCCTGCTTGAAATTCTCCGGGCAGGCCGCCCCGGTAATGTACGTTTCCTTCAACTTCCAGTAAGTGAAGTTTTCCATGACCATAAAATTGGTGGGCATGGTCGAGAACCTGTTGCACTGGTACCCGTAACGGAGCCAATACTCACCAATGGCGTTCATGGCGGCACCGCCCACCATTTTCAGTTTCAGATCATAACCCCACTTGTAGAGCGCTAGCAGGAATGCGTCCCCGCCAACCTGCCCCGCCGTGGTGGGTTGGATCAGTTTGGCGTCCTGAATTTTGGCTTGGATGCCGGCAATCGTGTTCTCGTAATCGCCCTTGTTCGCATACTCGGCATAGTCGCGGTTGCTGTCACGCATGTACGCAGCGTTTTTGTTCGCCGCCTGATTGGACAGTGCTGACGCGTTCGTCGCAATACCCATTGACTGGTTGTTCTGGTTGGTTTGGATCGCATAGTTCGCCGCCGTGCCGGCCGCACCGGCCACACCACCCAACGCGTCACCGCGTGACGCGGAGCCGATCAGGCCCTGTGCTCCGCCAACAATGGCGTTGTAACCTGCCGTCTCGTTCGCAAGGCTGGTGTTCTGCCGTGCCGCGTTAATCCCAATCTTGTTGATGTCCTGCGACGTGCCGATACCTGAGTTGGCTTGACCGTACGCTGTCATGATGCCCTGTTGTGACCTTTGCTGGCCCCAATCAGCGCTGCTGTGCTGGTACGCGATGGAGTTGGCATTGGCGGCCAGGAACGCTATACCACCCTCATTCACAATACTGAATTGGGGGAAGTTCATGATACCTGTCTGCATGTCCAGGAACTCGCCGCCGTCATTGAGGACACCCATCGCGTCCGTGGTTTCGGCAACACCGGACGCGTTATACCGGTACGGGTAGAACGCGAGACGCGGATTGGGTGGTGCGAAGTGCGGTAGTTCCATGACATGCCCGTCAGGATCATTCCAGGACTCCGGCTTGAGGAGGAGCGGGTTGCCTGTATAGGAGGTCAGTTCCATCACACAGTAAGGGTANGTCAAAAACTTTTTNAGNTTCGAATACCGGCCCAAATCAACGGTGTTCCGCCATGCCGTGGCAACAGGGGTTTTTCGGCGTGACATGGAATTAGCATCCGGGATGGTCGCAAACGCNGTAGCCCCAANATCAACATGGGTGCCGCCCGTAAAATAGATCCCGGACGGCGGCACAGCGGTAATCGACATGATGCCCTGGGTAATCCAGGGTTTGTCCCTGAATTCGAGCAGGAAATTGATGAACTGGACCTTGTTGAACAGGTAGATGGTGGCACCGTTGGGCAGGTTCTCCCACCTAGAGCCCGGACCCGTCTCCAAATTGGGGTGGTCCTTGGTGCCAGGGTCAGCTATGGCAAGGTTCGTGGCCGAAATTACCATGATGTCATAAAGGCCGTTGGCGTCATCAATTTCTTCGCCGCGGGCATGGGCTATGGACTGCACCCACTGCTTTTCTATCCGGTATTCTCCGCCCACGTCCAAACCTTCGGGGACGGTGAGGAATTCGCGGCCGTAGTCAGCGAAGTTGTTTTCGTTCGCTATACCGATGTGGCCGCGCTCCACATAACAGTTTGCCGAACGTCACACCGTAACCGAACGTCTGCCACACATCC